TTGATTTCGCCCCGGAGTTTCCGGTCTGCCAGAGTCTGAGCTACGTCACGAGTGGACTTGGGAGCCTGGTTCTTCTCCTCGTCCTCTTCGGGATTGATAGAAGAAGCACGGCCCACGTCATGAGAGCCGCAGTGGTTGCAGTGCATCGGGAATTTCTCTTCCAGCTGGGCGTCATATGTCTTACGCAGAGCCTTGAGAGTTTCCATCGTAGTTCCCTCATTCTCCAGAAGTGCCAGGATGTTCGAGTCTACGTTCTCTTCTCCGGAAACTTTTTTGTAGGCTGCCACCGTTTCCTCACGGAAAATCTGGATGTGGCCATCCCAGTTTTCTTTTGCCTCCTTGTACGATTTGAGGTCTTTCTCGAGATTGGTCTTCTCTTCCGTGAGAGTCTGAATCTCCCTGTTCTTTGCCTCGACTGCCTCAGCAAAGTCCTTGTTCTGCTGTACCAGAGTCTTAATCTGGGAAAGAGCCAGCTCGGTCGAAACTTCCTGACCTTCAGAAAGGGTCAAAAGATTTTCACCAAAGAGACTCGTCAGCATCTGCTGCAATTCTTTGTCCATGTTTGTTTTATTATTTTGGTTATTGTGGTTACCCTTTCCGGCACCCTTTTCATTATTAGATTGGGGGGTATTGTACTTTATCTCTTTTTCTGAAAGAACCTTGAAGTCGAAGAGAGATATCCGCTTTGCTGGGTTGTTAGCCTCAGCAGCCTTGTCCTCAGAGAAAGAATAGTACTGACTTCCTGCATAAGCAGGGCTGTTTAACTTACCACTCTTGATAAGTTGAGCAAATGGGTCTGCTCCGTGCCATACCAAAGAAGTCTCTTTGTAGGAGATAATCTTTGTAACAACCCTACGAATGAGTTCTCCGTTTTCAGTGTAAGTTCCGAGTTTGGAATAGAACTCCCCCATACCCTCGAAGGTATGAGAAGGTTCCCATGCAAACTCAACTGTAACCGAATTGGAGTGGATAGATGGTGGGTCCATTTGAATACCACGAGCAATGCGAGGATTTGATAACCCATCGATTTTCATGATACCGTTTATACCTGCCGGAATAATTATTCCGGTTTTTTCATCCTTGTAGGCTTCCTGCCATTCTACAGATTTAACTGCACCAATAGCATTGGCTACATCAGTCTCATGGTCAAGGTTTACTGACTGACCCACAAGCAAAGGCATAGATTCCTTCAGAATATCTGCCGGAAACTCGGTTGGGTTATACTTCTTTGCTATGATTGCAGCAGAAAGCATTCTGAACATCGGCTCTATAAAGTCACTGTCCTTTTGCTTTAACATTTCTGGAGTTACATTTGGCATGAACTGGTTGACATTCAGAGTGCCTCCCCACATACCAAACCTTTCCAGGGACTTCTTAGGGTCTTCACTGAAGTTGCCAGTGCCCTTGTAGAAGTTTTCAGAAAGAGAGTGAGCATCTATAACTATCTCTGGTACATCAGATACCATCAAGCTATGAGCTGCACTTAACACCATCACATCGGTGTTCTGTTGTCCCATTGGCATAATTATCTTGGTTTACTGTCTTGATCTCCTCGTTTAGGATTTGGATTATTCTTATCTCGGGTTCTACGGTCGGACTTATCCTTATCATCTTCCCGTTTCTTTTTCTTCTTACCAGTGGTAGTATCACCCGTACCTGAATCATCATCGGCTTCAACGGGTTCTCGAGGTTCGGGTTGGTCAGGGGCCTCATAACCCATATCACGAGCAAACTGGTCCTGACTGATTATACCCTGATTATAAAGGGTTACATTCACCCGAGCACGGTACTCACGAGCCTGTTGTAACTTGATATCATCAGAAACAGTAGAAGTCCCGAATTGAATTGTTATTCCCTTATTATTGAACCCCGCCAGGCGCAGTTCTAGAGAATAAAAGAACTCCAGTACAAAGATTACAAGGGTTTGTATATTCTTTAACTGAGATATCATCTTTGACAGCTGTATACCAGCTCCACCCTCAGTACCAGATTGTGATGCAGAAACCCCTATGATAGAACCATTTACTCCCAATCCATTAGCAACAGATTGCTGATTCATGTTCCAAGGGAGGTTAATGTTCTGCATAGAAGCCGAGGTAGACTTCAAATCAAATTCGTGGTCATCGATATAACCAACTACAACTCCATCAGACATACCACCAACAATGTTGGTTTTCATCTTTCGGAGCGTACTGTTCAGACGTTCTTGGTAAGTTTTTTCACTTTCACCAGCAGTACGAGGAGGTTTAGCCATCTTTGCTTCCAAGAATCCAACCATACCCATGATTTCCATGATATGTTTGAAATTCTTCCTCATAGTATGCTGACCAGCAATGGAGTCCAGAGCAGACATGAAAGGAGGTACTCCGTACGGTTCGTCAGTGTCGTTGTACATCCCAACATAACAGTAGGTCTCGGTATTCAATTTGATAAATGAATCTTTAAGACCGTCTACTATACGTGGATTCCTTTGATATGGATGATATACTCCATTGTTTTCTCTCTTAAACCTGATAGTCTCGGGCTTAATGAAAAGAATGGTTTCCAATCCAGAAAGTTTCTTGTTTGGTACTCCCTCTGCAGATATTGCACCACTAACCAATAGTTGAACAATGAACTTGTTTACCAACCCGTCTATACCTGCAGTATACCTCGACCACCTCTTTGTAACTTTCTTTAGATGTTCCCTCATCTTGGTAGACTCCTCAGCAGTATTATTTGGGAAGTCAATGGTATGACCAGTATTGGACAGCTTGAACATGTCCTGTAGTGCAATACTTACATCCGGGTTTATTTTGTATAAGTCCCGAATGATAGGTATTAGTTCAGTTCTGAACGTTGGGGTAACTAAGTTCGTCATACCATTAAGAGTGGTAATGAGTTCAGAGTTCCCCACACCATCATCTGGTTGAGAAACCCTGCCCGGACTTATTGAACCCTTTCCTTCATCTTTGTTCTTTGATTCTACAGGCTTTGACCTTAAGAACCACCTGATAGGATTAAGTTTCATGTTATATAAGATTGTTTATGGTCTACTGTGGAATCACTACAGTGTTAGATGCACTGTGACACCTGATATGGTTAGTGATAGCCTTTCCAAAAATAGCGTCATCTGAATATGTCTCACCTTCCAAGTCAAGGTCCATAGAAGAGTTGTTCATCCTGTGCTTACCCCGAGCAATAGGTCTTCCTGCACCATCATATATGAATGTGTAAGCTTCTTGTACAAAGAACGGGTCTTTCACGATTACGTTTTCTTCCCGTATATCCTTCTCCAAGTTCTCAATGATGACAGACCTATTTTTGGTTGTGGTCAACCAACCAGGGAACTTATCTTCTTCAGGTCTATTCTTACGTTTCTTCCTAAGAAGCTTAGTATAGAAGTAAAGGTTTGGATAACCCTCATCCTGAAGTATGGTTGTCACCGTCATACCAACGTCATTGGTCTCAGGAGCTAACTTAGCAAAGTTATACTTCTCCCCGATATCACCAAGTAAGCGGGCATATTTGTTCAAGGGTATTCTGCCCTTGTATACTGCAGCTTCTTCTCCATCTCGGTCCATACAGGTGAAAGCAGAGTAGTCAGTACCTCGTCCAGTAGCACAGTCTCCACCAATGAAGTATTCCTTATTTGGGTCTGGCTCATTGAATTCTTTGTATTGACCTTTCAAACGTGTATTGATAATCGGGTAGTCGAATAGACATTCCTCAATAGCTTTGATATCGGCCAAATCGAATACTGTATTACCAGATGATAAGAAGTCACCCTCTATCTCCTGAGCAGTTCTCTTTGGACCGAGTGCAGCAGACATTTCTGCATACCACTTCTCATCTCTGTCTGGGTGCATCTGCCAATACAGACGTATGGGGTTGAATGGATTACCTCCAGATATAGCATCTACCCAAGTACCGTGGAAGAAGTTACCTACACCATAAGGGGTGTTATGAGACACGTAGTCTTCATTAATGAGGTAAGATTCATCGTGTTCAACGCAAATATCGTAAATGGTATCGTAATACTTTCTAACTACTTTAAGCTTAGAAAGATAGATACTTGTACACCTTTTACCAGATACAATGCGTTGAATATAAGGTTTGTTCAGCTTAATTCCGAACTTATATTCAACCTCCTTAGATATCTTATCTAACACTCCATAATAGTAACCAAGCTCTTGATAACGATATCTTATGTAAGCTACTACTCTTAAGTCGTAGTTGAATCCACCTTTCAGCTTAGACCCAAGCTTCATGCCATAAGAGTATTTTGCAGCTTTTTGACTGTTCTCAGCTACTGTAGCTATCTGGAGA